ATCCTGTATGTGTATTTCGTAATTAGCCACGTCTATTTCTATAATTGGTTGCTCTTGCGTTCTGCAAGATGATGTCCTGTCCTTTTATTTTTCCTTCTACTTGTATGGATCTCATATCCCCGCCAACACTGTTACCTAGCATAGATTTTAGCTTATCCAGCGGAGCGATTACTTCTGGATTTGACCGAGCTCCGGCATATTCCCCCATCATACCTATCGTTGGACCACCTACAATACCACCATCTGCAAATTTTGGTATGGAAGCAAAAGCTGACAAAACACCACCCACAGCTGTAGCTATAAAAGCTGGCTGTGTAAATACTGCAGCAGGTCCTGTACCTACAGCAGATTGTGTAGCACCAGCAATTGCATTTGCTATTGCATTACTTAATAGCATACTAATAAGCTTCATAATGGTAGAAGCCATGTTTTTTACAAACCCTTGAAAACCACTATCTGCTAACTCTAAGCCAGCTATCATTCTACTACTCATTCTTTCAAAAGCGGCACCTACTTCCGAACCTACGATTTTTGCTCGTTCTCTTAATAAGAGAAGTTGTTCATTAAAGGCTGACATCTGAATGAGATCGTCTTCTGATATTAGATCACTATTAATGTTTCCAATACTTTTTGCGCCTTGAGTTTCCAAAGTTGATGCACTTTGCACCTGAGCACGACCACCAGAACCTTGACCAGAGGCCTGCTCGGAATCTTTGACGTTATCGACAGTAACATCTGCATACAATTCTAGTTTCTTACGACCAGCGATGTTGTCTATAGAATCACTAATGCTTTCCTGCAGACCGACTTTAAAGTTATCTACATCATTACTGAGTTGACCTAAAGTCTTTTTAAAGTTCTTTTGTGTTTTAGCTAGATTCTTACCCAAAATCCCAGGGAGTTCTTCAAAATTACCAGTAATAATAGCCTTAAAAGCTTGACCAAATAGTGAGAATGTAGCTTTTGTTTGTCTCCACCATCCTGATATAAGCGTTCCCAAGCCATTAAAGACTAGCTTTGCTGCCTGGAATAAGATTTTAAACTGTAGTGCTATTGCTTCTACACCCACACGTACAATGACAGATTCATTATATAGATCTATAAAGTAATTGGCAATGTCCAGTACCGTTTTCTTAATTGGTTCCCAGTGCTTATAAATAGCTACTCCTACAGCGACTATAGCTGCAACAATTGCCAGAATAGGAGCAGACAGCGCACCAAAGGCAGCAATCAAACCAGGTATAACGGTGGTCATTAAAAAGCCTAAAGCTGTGAGTATAGGACCAACAGCTGCCAAAAGACCGCCAACAACCAGAATTACCTCTTTAATGGCTGGAGACAGGTTATTAAACTTATTGACCAGCATCGTTACAAAATTAATAACTCGATTTACTATCGGTTGAACTAGCTTAGCCAAATCTGCAATAGCTAACTGAAAGTTAAGTTGTGCTTTTCTAGCTTTTGTAACATCCTTATTATTTTCTCGGTATTTCTTATTAACTTCTTCTAGTCCTGTAGAAGCCAACGTATTTAAAACATAAGCCTGTTCTTCACCTGCTTTTACAGATTCTGCTAGACCAGCATTAAATTCATCCAGATTAACTCCAGATCGTTCTAGAAGTTCAGAAAAAGGTCCAATAGCTTTGCCCGTGGCCAGTGTTTCCTGTAGCCCATCCGCAATACCTTCAAACTTAAGCGTATCCGAGAATTTTACAGCTGCACCAGAAATATTATTTAAAGCTCTGGTTAAGCTTTCGCCTTTAAACCCAGCAGCCAGTAAATTAGATAGACCCTCTACAGAAGAATCGGTTTCCCCAGTTATGGCCTGAGCTTCCAAAAGTTGCTCACGCATAAAACCAATGCCCTCACCAGCAAGCATAGCATTAGTCTCTAGTCGACCAAGATCAGATCTTAGTTCTTCAGTACCTTTTGTAACTAAAGCCAAACCAGCTACAATAGGAGCAGTAAAGTTCATAGACATGTTACTGCCTATTTTAGAAAGCTTTGCGCCAGTTTTTTTCATAGAACGCTGAGCGTTCTGCATCTGTGACGAAAACTGCTTTAAGTCAGCATTAAATCGTATAGAAATCTTAGCTAAACTGCTCATGGACTGCGTTTCAGTATCTCCCAAAAGTAGAAGAACAGCTCATTTTTATACTCCAACATTGTTCACTTTAAAGCACAAAAAAAACCCCTCGTAAAAGGGGCTTTTCCTAACAAACAAAAAAGAAAACAAACTAACCATGAAAATAAAATGTAATCACTTTCCTTTTTTCTTATCAATCTGTGACCAGTAGTCTTTTGGTGTTTTAGCTGTAATGGTTTTGGGTTGTAAATCCCATTTCAGTGGGTACATTTCTTTAAGAGATTTCTTTTTATACTTTTTTTCCAGATGTGGAGTGAGCACGGTTACTACCAGTTCCCGATGCATCTCCCAGCGTTCTCTTACCTGCGTTTCTTCATACCGTTCAAATCCTTTTATTTTGTTTGCAAAGGCTCTAGGAGTTGTCTGATAAAATTCATCCTCAGACATTTGTAATATACCCAGCGCAATTTCTTCCAGTTCATCCCAGGTTATTTCTTTTTGGCTTTTGTTCTGGGAGGTTTCTTCTGGCTCACCTTTTTTTTTCCGTTTTCTGCTCCAGGAATAGATTTTACAAATTCATCCATGACGGTTTGCAGTTTTTCCGCATCTTTAAACATGACTTCCTGCAAAATCTCATCTCTTTCTATAGTTTCTCCACCTGCGTTTTCAATACCAGCGTTTACCAGGTCGCCAATCTTATTGAGTGCGTCAAATTCTTGCTCTTTGTCCATATTGGCAAAGCTTTCATTAAATACTTTAATCACACCCTGGATGCCTTTCTGGTTCCAGTATTCACCTAGCAGTCTAAAAGCCCCGTACCCATATTTAAGCGGGTAACTCGTACCCGCTATGTTTATAGTCTTCATAGGCCTATGTTATTGGTAAAGTTACTTTTCTCAACTTGGTAGAACCTTGTAGAGAAATAGAAGCTGTTCCATCTTCTTCTACAGTTGCGTTCATTTCTAGCGACTCTATAATACATTCCCCTTCAAACATAAAGGTAGCATCACCCTCAGTGGGTACAAATTCAATAGACACATTTTCGTCTACATCATTGTCGTATAGGTCAAATAAAGCCCCAAAGTCATGCGTTTCTGTACCATCACTCGCATACACAGCAAGTGCAGAAGCAGAAGCAGTCCAGGACTTTTGTCCTTTTGCTCTTTCGATACCATCAGTATCTTTTGTAGATCGCTCACGGATCTCTCGGTTGACAGTCAGGCTACATTCTGTAGCATGATAAACTGTTTTCTCATCTAGTGTAAGTCTTAGATTGCCATCAATTACTTTTTCTCCGGCCATAATTTCTAGGTTTTAAAGTTTAAATTCATAATTAAGTGTACAAAGGGCTTCACGGCCATCGGTATAATTGTAGCCAGATTCACTCCCACGAAACTTCCATTTGTATTCAGATTCATCTATCGCTTCTATAATAGTGTCAGCGATAATAGTTGCAGCATTTAGCGATTTATCATAAACAAAGATTTCTACTGAATACTGCGAAAGCTTATTTTTTGTGATATAGCCTTGATTTGTAATTTTAAAGTTTGCAAAAGGAACCTTCTGTTCCTGATTCGCCATATCCCAAAACACATCAGCATCAATCACTGCTTTAATAGCAAGCAACTGCATTACGGTATTTACATGTTTTGCTGCTTTGTTTATCATGATTTGCTGAGTTTATCGATTTGTTTTTGCACGAACTTTGTGACTTGCTTTTCGTATTTAGCTGTGAGCGTAGATTCTCTGCTTCCATAAATTCTATCTCTAGCATCGCTCACTACCGTATTGATTCCTTTACGAGATCCACGTCTAGTAGATCCAATCTCAGTTCCTTTGGCCACGACCATATGCCTATAATAACCGCCTTTTTTACCTTTGGTAGAAGGTCTTACCACTATTTGCGGATTCCCACCTACTTTTCTACCTGGTACAGTTTCTTTACTAACAGACTTTTTAAGGTTTCCGGGTGGATAAGTAGACCCAAAACGCTGTGTTGTTCTGTTACTTTGTGGCAAAGCATCTCGATAAGCACGAACTAAAGGCGTGGCTAGTTTACGCTGAATCTTTAAGACTTCTCGTCTGGTCATCTTGTCATCCAGTTTTTTTATCTGGATCTTTAGCTTATCAAACCCTTCAATCTTAGTTTCCACGTCTTGTACATTTAAGTTTCAAAAATCGGTTTCTTTGCTGGCCTGCAAGTTCTACAGAATTGATCTGGTAGTCTCCATCAAAGTCTCTTACAAAATACTGCTGCCCATTGGTAAAAACATCTGTGGTGAATCTTACTGTGTAAGCCACCACACCCAGACCTATTACTCTGCCATCAGAATCATCTTCACTTCCCTGAAACTCGTCTCTTTTAGCATACATGACTTCCTTTACCAATGTTTCGGTATGTTCAGCTTCACCTGAGTCGGTCTTTACAGTTGTGTTTTTATACAACTTCACCTTCCTGTTTAACTGTCCGGGATGTATGTAGCCTGAGGTTTGCATCTAGTAAGTTCTTCTGTAGGGTCTTAGCACATTATGTGCTGCCTGGTTGTTTTTAATCGGCATATTTTCTCTGTAAGTGTCGTTGTGAGCAAACAAGAGTAAACAGGCTCTTTTTATATCTTCTGGCACATCTGCAGTAGTGTAACCCAAATCTGCAGTAATGAAGATGCGATTCCCGAAATCGTCGGGTTTTTCCATATCCATGTACAGAATCTCGCTTTCATAATTGTAAGCATCAGAGTCTATGGTTTTAAGGTTTCCAAAATTGTCTTCATACTGAAGCTCTACAATGTTGCCTATAGGAAAACGTACCTTAAAATTATAGAACCATCCTTCTACAATCACTTTTGCACCGCTTCTTTGCAGGACCGGGTATTCCAGATAGTTTTCAATTTCAGCAGTGGCGGCATCCAGAAATATTTGTAACAATGCATCTTCATCATCAAAATCTATTTTTGAATTTACTTTGGCCTGATCTAGTGTCACTATATTGACACCAGCTTCAGGTTTACCATATTTTAAGCTGAAACTGTTCATAAGTATTACTTTATGATTCTACCATCTTTGTTGTCTTCAATTTCTTTAGCCTGCGATTCATCCAAGATCACAGTCATTCCACGGTGTTGTGGCATACCGTATTTTCCTGCAGCATTGTCACAGTCTATTTTTACTTTGACTTTACTTTCCTTTTTAGAAGTTTTTTTATTAGACTTAGACTTTTTTTGGTCTTCAGCTTTTTTAGCTTCTCCGGTAGACTGTGTGTTTACATCTACATCTTTAATGTCTTTGTTTTTATCTTCTGACATGACTTTTGTTTTAATAATTACGCTGAAAGGGCTATTGCTAGCCCAGTCAGCATAATGAAGGTTTAT